CTGTTTGATGTTCGCTATGTCCTTGTCTGTCTCCTCTTCCAACCTGTCAATCCTCTTATTCACTTTGTCATCATTCTCTTTAATCTGCTTTTTTATCTCTTCTGTGCTGCTCTTGAGGCTGCCTATCCACCCCTTGATGAAGAAGGTTATCACCCCCAAGCCAAGGGTGATGACCCCTGCCATCACATCAGAGAAAGATATAACATAATCCATAGGCTCCTACTTCCTGATGAGCTTCTCTGCAAGCTCTGTGACCCTCTCCCATCCGTCCATGGACACCAACGCCACAATGAAAGCTGCTATGAATGATGCAAACACCATGAACCATGTGGTAGCCACCCCAAAATATGCCGCAAGCCCAAACAGGCAGACCGGGCAGAGGATAAGGGACAGGAGGATGACGGTCAGGGCTGTAGGCACCTTCCTGTCAAACCATGTCCACTTTTTGAGTGCCTCCGTGATGACCGACACGATAAATGCCATGACACCAATGAAGACGATAATCTGTGATACATCCGCTGTGAAATTCGTCATGCAAACCACTCCTTTTCTGTCAATTTTTTTGAGAATAACGCACAAAACAATAAGAGCATGTACTAAGTACATGCTCTTATCTTATACTCATTGTGAAAGACTCTTTAGGGGAAACATTTCCGGAAAATCACTCTCCGTTATCCATGTCAAAAAGGCTCATCTGCCCTATCATTGGCTCATCCTTCAGTATGTTCCCTATCTGCTTGGTGGTCAGGTTGTACTTCTCCGCAAGCTGCTTTGAGTTGTATCCGTTCCACTCCTTCTTGATACGCCTGTTCCTTGCCGGGGCTATGATGTTCTCTGTCTTCGGGAAGTAGAGCTCATCCCCCTTGGCGTACTCACTAAGCTCAATGAACTTCTCAATCCCTATGATTTCCACCACAGGGCGGTAGCTTTCTGATATGTCCTCCAACGTGGTCTCTTCAATGAGGGCTCTTGTGAGTTCATCCGCTGTCATTTCAACCTCCTTCCCACTATTATGAGGCTTTCTTTGTGTAGGAGAGGCTTATCCATCCGGCTCCGGACTTCAGCCTGCCCCATCCGTCCTTTTCCTCCACAATAGTGTATTTGTTCTTCTTTCCTGCCTTCTCCCGGATGGCTCCCACCACACTGTGCCCGGTTCCGGCTCCGGAGCGGATGTTCAGCACGTCACAGGTGGTAGTGATGAGGTATGGCGTGAAGACTGACTGCTGCTTCCCCCCATCGTCCGGCTTCTTGTCGGAGCCCTGTCCGCCGCCTGATGCCTGACCGCTCCCGGCTCCCTTGATGGCATCCAGTATCTTCAGTATCTTTTCTCCATACCCGGCTCCGGCAGCCCATCCCTTGCCCTTCGGGTTCTCCTGTATTCCAAGGTATTCCACATATGGGGCACAGCCACGGGATACAAGGTCAAAGCGTGGGTCAATGCAGTCCTGCTTCAGCTTCGTGGTATTGGCGTATGCCTTGAGGTGCTGTATCTGTGCCCGGATGCCAAGCTGTGGCGTGTTGAAGCTGTTCCCTGTCTCTCCGTTCTTGGTCACTCCCATGCCACAGAAATTATTCTGTGAGAGCTTCACTGCACTCCCGGAGAAGGTGAAGTTGCCTGTCTCAAGACAGCTCTGTGCAAAGGCAATGTCACCACGGATATTCTCCGCCTCTCCTTCAGACAGGTACAGCGGTATCATGTCAAGTACGCTCTGTGTAACGCTGCCATTCTTTGCCTTGATGTATGCCGCCATCTGCTCCGCTGTGGCTTCCGCCTTTCCGGTTATCTTGGTCATGGTGTCTTTTTGTGCCGCTCCACCGCCTGCAATAGCTTTCTTGAAAGCATCCCATGTATGCTTGGTGGTATTATACACATACGGGTTAGGGCATATCTTTCCAGTCACATCATAGTGGCGGATGACATTGGCTACATCCACTCCATACTTTTTCATCAGGTACTCGGTCAGCTCAATCGCTGCCTTCACAGTTGCATCTTCAAAATACCAGTCCTTGCTGTCCGCTGCCTGATTTCCTCTATTGCGGACACAAAGCTCAATGCCAATGGAATTTGAGTTCCGGCACTCCGCATGTCTGTAGCTGTTTGCTCCACAGTGCCATGCAATGTCCTCATCCCCAACGCTCTGCCATATCTCTCCATCAAAGCCTACAAAATAGTGGGCGGATGCCCCTATGTACTTGCTTGCATAATACTGACAGTTTGCTTTTGCTCCTCCAAGAGCCCCCACATAATGGATGACAATGTACTTGATACGCCCAACATTGTCCTTGTTAGTAAAATTATAAGGGGTCAGGAGCTTCTCAATCTTCGGTGCTGCCATATCAAACACTCTCCTCTCCAAAAAAGCCCATGTTGTCCGGGTCTAAACTGTTGCGGAACTCCTTGAGTTCCTCTTCCGTCATGTTGCTCACCTTCTCCTGAAGCTCTTCTCTCTGCTCCGGAGTCATGTCCTTGGTGTACTCACTAAGGATGTCCTTTGTCTGTTCTGCCATGATTACTCCTCCTTTTCAGTGTCATAGTCTAATGTGATGGATGTCTTGGTCTCCACCAAGATGCTCTTCCTGATGCCCTCAATGGTTGCATCAATCATCTCCTCCGGGAGAAAAGCCCGGATGAGCTCCCCGTTCTTAATACGGTAGATGTACCACAGCTCCACATCAAAGTCCGGTGTCTCCTGCCCTTCCTGAACTAAGACAGAGATGAGGGTCTCCTTGTCCTTCTCAAACTCTCCCTTCAGTTTCTTCAGCAGGAGCTTCTTCTGCTTCTCATCCGGCTTGATGCTCATTTCACCAAGGAACTCGGCAAGCGTGGTCTCAAAGGTGTAGTCACCCGTAAAGATTGCCTTCAGAGCTTTTTCAAATTTGCTGTCAAACTTGTAGCTCGTCTTGGTTTCCTCCTTGACCTTCATGCTGTATACCCCCTCGCCCACAAGCTCCTTCAGCTTGTCCGGGTTCAGGATGTCAAGGCTCATGCTGTCCGTGATGGCAGCACTGCCCTCATCACCGTAAAACTTCACATACCTCACATTGTGGTCTTCCATGAGAGCCAAGCCCCTTGCCTGAAGCTCCGCCTTGTAACTGTTCATCAGAGCCCGGCTCCTCTTCTGCTCCCTGTCAAGCTCCACACATGCCCCAATGAGCTGCTCGCTGCTCATTGCCTTTGTTGTCTGCTCTCCCATTACTGTCCGCCTCCTAACTTCTGAAATGCTTTTGCTGCACAGGCTCCACAGATACCCTTCCCATGGAACTCATGCACCCCGTCCGTCACGCCGCAAAAGTTACAGCGGAGCGTGTACGGTCTTATCCTGATTTCCCCCTGATGCTCCTCCACCACCATAGGGTCTCTTGGCTCAATTCCAAGCTCCCTCCGCATTGCCACCGGGATACTGATTGACCCGTGGCTTGTCATCTTCTTATATGCTGTGTTCATGTCTGCTCCTCTCCGTCCGCTCCTGACGGACTCTTTTTTTTGTACTTTTGATAGTAGATACATTGCCTGACCTGTTCCGGCTCCGCCCTGATGTCAGCCGCTATATCCTCATTGCTCCATCCGGCATTATGGAGAGCCATCACCCTGCCTGCATCAAGCCTCCTCCTCCTTGCAGGCTTTTCCTTTGGCTTTGGTGGAGGCTTGTTTTCAGGGAGCAGGAACTTCAAGAGAGCATCCGTACACGCTACACAGAAGTGCATCCCATGTGTGGCTTCATCCACCGGATGCAGGATGTCTTCCCCTTCAAGCTCTACTACGTTTGGTATTATCTTGATAGCTGTCTTCTCAAGGACAGCTCCGCACCTGTCACATACAAACTGTATCTTTTTCAACCTCTCCGCCTCCTTCTCCTTAACTGCCATCCAGGTCAGGGGTACCGCCCCGGAGCTGCTCCTCTATCGTTTCCATGGCTGCAAGGTGGATGTCAAGCATGTTGTTCTTCACATCATCCATGTCCAGTCCACGCTTCAGCCCTTCCATGCCAACGAACACCTGAAGGAAGCCTGCTATCTGTGCCAGCTCCTCAACGCTGATGTCCTGACCCTCAAAATTCACCTTGTCATCCCTGACTGTCACTATCAGCTTGCAGTCCTGCATCCTGTCCCTCCTTCTCTTCCTGCCTCTTCACCATGCTCTTGAGTGCCTCAATGAGCTTGGAGCACTGTTGATAGTCCAACCACTCCACAGCACTGACCCCGAACATCTTCCGGCACATGCCATTGACCCTTGCAGGCTTGTCCCATCCAAGCTCCTGTGTGAGCTTGTATATCTTCTTCCTTTGGTTCTCCGTGGATGTGTTCCCTCCACGGTGCTTCCCACGCTCCGACTTTCTCACGGAGTCCTTCATGCTGCCAAGCACCCGGATGACCGTCTGAAGCTCCCTTTTGTTGAGAGCCTTGATGCTGTCCTTCCCCGTGTGTGCCTGTACAAGGAGATGCAGCTCCTCATCCGTAAGCTTCAGCTCCGGGCTCTTTGCAATGCCCCATACCCTCTTGATGCTCGGCTGTGATGTGTTCCCTGCCATGCTACACCCTCCTCTCTTTTACGCTCTGCACATGCGGCTTCAGGAACTCCGGTATCTGAATACATCCCTTGTCTGCAATGGTATCCGCCCGGACAGACACATCCGTGTATCCATAATTCTGAATGACACCATAGATGCCTGACAGCATCTCACGCCCCATCTCTTCCTCATGCTCGCCTTTGATTACAACCTCCAATTTCTTCATGTGCTCCCTCCTCCCTACAGCATCATCAT